ATTTCTATGCCAATGATATGGAATATTGTTGTTACGTTAATCGTAGCACCTATGGCATGGTGGATTAGCCAAATGAATAGTGAGCTAAAACGACTCAACATCTTGCTAAACATGACTCGTGAGAGCTATATTAAACGTGAAGATCATCAATCAGAGTTGTCTAGGGTGGTAGACCATCTGGTTAGATTAGAAGGAAAGATAGATAAATTAGCAGAAAAGGTCTGAGTGCAGGGAGACGTTCAGGTGGGGTGTAACCATCGATCCAGTAAGTTGTGTAGCTTTAGCGACAGGGGCTTTTAAAGCTCTTAAAGGTGCTGTTGCAGCAGGCCGTGATTTCCAAGATATGACAAGTCAACTGTCTACTTGGGGTAAGGCTTTTAGTGATTTTAACGAAATAGAAAAGAGAGAAAAAGATCCACCCTTCTGGAAGAAGACGTTCAAAGGCTCTGATGAAGAGACAGCAATTGAGATATTTGCCAACAAGAAGAAAATGGAGCAAATGAGGGCTGAGATCAAGGACCACATATCTTGGACGTATGGCCCTAGCGCATGGAAAGAAGTCCTGTCGATAGAGGCAAGGATGCGTAAACAACGCAAGGATGAGCTTTATCGCAAGCAAGAACAAATAGACGCCATGATAAATTTTGCTATAGGAGCCGTTATATTCCTAATTAGTGGAGGTATACTGTTTGTTGCTTTCTATCTTTTAGGTCAATGGCAGGGAAGGTGGTAGATGTGGGTGTTATTGTGGATACAGCTAGTAAGCGGAAGTTTTGATCACTATCATGTGGGCAGTTATTCAAGCGAAGAAGCATGTAAAGCCGCACTATCTAAAGCCAAAGTTTTAGTCACAAATCAAAACTCTATGATTGTGTGTATTAAAATAGAGCGTTGAAGATAGTGGAAACGAAACATCGCCGTTGGGTAGTGTACGATGATGCAGGTAAAGTTGTTGTTCTGTGTAGGGACAGGCTCATAGCAATTAGATTTGCTAGTAGTACTCGCGCTTATGGTAATAAGGAGCGTCATCCTCCCACTCGTCAGTCGGAAGACGAATAAATCCGCCCTGACGAAAACGTAATAACGCCATAACCGTGCTGTCAACAAGGTCATCGTTAGACATAAACGGAAATCCCGCTATCTCTTCGACCAATTCATCAGCCCAGCGAGTCGCTGGCACCCACGCCATACCCGACGCAATAATATCTGCCACAGAATTAAGCCTCGCAAGCTTGTCACCTGTGCCACGGTGGGGTGTATACTCCTGCACAGGTAGCCCCATACGCCTCATTTCTTGGTAAATAGCCGTTCCTGCGGACTTTTTCTCCACAATAAACGCATCTGGCTCCCATTTTGTGTACTCATCCATAGAAAGTTGCTTCAATTCGGGAAATTCTAGCCGTTTTTTGATAGAATCTAGCAAAATTAGGTGATGTGCGTTCTCATCTTCGTTAAAAAACACTCCCCACGTGGTCAACGCGGTATAATCGGCACGATTATGCTTCTCTGCGGCTGCATCAAGCGACATAATCACGTATTCTACGTGCGGAGGCTGATCTTTAGGCCATCTACCCCACCATTCCCGCTTAACTATCGATGCTTCCTCGGCTGTAGGCTTCTGTTGGTACTGTGAGTTCCACTGAAATGCAGGCATAGAGGCTTTTGTGCGCTCCAAAGCTGCCAAATCAAAGAACTCAGGCCACAACGGCTTCATTATTGGCTTACCATCGGCGTCGTCAGCGTCCAGAAGAGCAGGAAACTCTACGATTTCGTACTGATCCGCTAGTTCATTCTTTATCATATCGTTGGTCACACGCCCCGTAAGGTCATCCATGTGCCAACGTGTCTGTACAATAGCTACTCGACCACCTGGCATAAGACGGGTACGTGCACCAAAGGTAAACCATTCATATGCTTTCTCAAACACAGAGAAGTTTCCGTTAATGACATCTTGTTCAGAATGGGGATCGTCAACGAGCAGGAGGTCAGCACCCCGCCCAGCAAGAGCAGAACCAATACCACACGCAAAATACTCACCTCCAAAATTTGTGTTCCATCTACCCGCCGACTTACTATCTATAGCAAGTGAGACTTCTGGAAATATCTCTGTATACTCTGTAGAGGCGATCAGGTTACGAACCTTCCGCCCAAAGTCTACCGCGAGGTCTGTGGTGTGTGACACCATCATAACCTTCTTACCGGGATTTCGCCCAAGAAACCAAGCGGGGTAAAATATACTTACAAGCTGTGACTTACCATGACGGGGTGGTATGTTCACACAGACACGATCTTTGCTCCCATCCTCCAAGGACATGAGCTGCTCCGCCAGTATGCGGTGGTGTCGGCCCACTTTATAGTCAGGCTGCATCCTCTTACAGAACTCTATCAGGTCATCATGAGCTGCTTTGTTATCTTGCCTCGTAGAGAGTTCTCCTACAATCTTATCGATCTCGTCCAGCTCTTCAGGGCTGAATGAGTCTAAGTTGTCTAGCATATGCTTAATGTCAGCATCTGAGAAATCCATATCTTTGGCTAGGACAGCTAAGTCACTCATCGTCTAGCCCTAACTCTTTGTCCACGTCGATGACTTTACCCTCAACCACAATGGCGTCCTCTATCTCAGGCTCTGGATTTACCAGTCGTGTTAACTTCTCACGGAGCTTCTCTTTCAGGTCATCCGTAGTCTGATGTGTAATTGTTACTTCTGACTTCTCTGCAAACAGACCCACATCACTAACCTTACCTAGCAACTCCAACGCACGTATGCGTATCCGTGGATCAGGGTTCTCGGTCTCCTCGATCAGCTTGTTTGTCACAAGATGTCTGACCTGTGTCGCTGACTTAACCACAGAGTGACCAAAGTCCTTGAGTATTCTATCTGTCATTAACAACGTCGCAGGAGTCAAGTTCGCCACCCGATTCGGCGTTGCTGCCTTAGATGTCTTTTCAGGGTCTTCGGCATAGGATACAGCAAGAGTAGCTGCAATGTCTTTGTCTTCTGCATTTGGTTTTATCTCCAACCCCTTCTCATGTAGCAGCTTTGCCGTTTCCGCAGCAGCACTTGCCTTTACTGCAAGGTCTTTAATCTTTGGAGCAGGACGCATTTTGACCCCCTTCTCCGGTTCTATATGTATTGCCATCTTACCCACCTTGTTTGTTTTATTATAAAAAATTTTTTCAATATATCAATCTGGGACTCATATTATATTTTTTGAATATGTAGGGGGGTGGGGGTACGAACTGTGCCGAAAAGGGGTGGGGGATAGCTAACTCATTGATATCATTAGGTTATGTTGTTCGTAATTAATGGGAAACGTAAATTTTTGTGTGAAATAGTATTATATAGATATGCGAGGTGTGTCGCTGTAAGGGGGGGTTGGGGGTACGTGGGGTCACTATATGTAGTTATAAACTACGCTAGGGTATTATTTGTAGTTATAAACTACGCGATACTGTGACAAGGTACTACAAATCACGTATAAAGATCTTGTCAGGCGGCGATGAACGCCGAACTGATTAACCTTAACGATATAACAATGGAAGGACATAACATGTCAAATATCGTATTGAACGAACAGTTTGTAAAACTGTTCAAAGCCGACGCAAGCGCGGACACTAAGAGCCTCAAGACTAGAGGTGCTTTACTTACTTACTGTATCGACGCAGGAATTGATTTCACTAAAGAGACGCTTTCGCCAGAGCAGCTCAAGGAACTCAAGGGTTTAATTCCCTTGCGCTTCCCACCAGAGGCAAGAGCATTGCTTAAACTTGGCGCTGTTAAAGCTGAAGATAAGATAGCCGCTGGTTGGGACGGGACTAAGTTCAACTCGCAAGGTCGGGCCAAGAACTGGAAGTTCTGGAATAACGAAATTGGCAACGTGCTACGCACACTAGCCAAGGGCGTTGAGAGACGTAAGCAGACGGCGGTACGTGTCGCATCTGGCGGTAATACTACTCGCACGTTGATTGAACGTCTAGCTGAGGAAACGAACAAGTTGTTCAACGCGGTAATCACGGCTGATACTGACAAGCTTCCTGATAGCTTTGACGTTGATACTGTCTTGAAAGATTTCGAGGCACTGTCCAAGTCAGCGGGTTTCACTCTTGTTCGCAAGGCTGACTAATGGACCACGCCAGTAAATACACACTGGGATTGTTGGCGCGGGTTTCGCGTCAACAATTACTTCGCAATAAAGATTATGTAATTGAAAAGTTCGGAGTAGAAACATGGAATGTTTTGCTGAAGTTAAACGCCTCTTATCACAACAAGTTCGTGCATGGGGTTGGACATACACTATCTTCTTTTACCTTGGATACACCTCGGGAATAACATTGTTTACGTTAGCAATTTTATTCATCTAAT